AGCGGCTCTCGGTCAGCGTGTGGTCGGTGCTAGGAGCAACGATGTCGACATGGAGCCGGTGATCGCCGACCAGCACGGGAAGCCGGGCGACGATCCGGGCCTGTTCCTGCAGGTTCTCGATCTCGGCCGGTTTCGCGGGCAGCTTGTCCGAGCCCTTGGTGATCACGATGATGAAGTTGGTGTTGCCGACCAGGCTGGCCCGGTCGGAGTTGCGCAGGTGCTGCTTCATGTCGATGATCGGCAGGACCGACTTGAACCGCACCGGCGCGAACCGCTCGTAGGGGGCCTTGGTCAGGCAGTGCCGGTAGACCGCGTCCTTCTTCAGCAGCCACAGCTGCCCGGAGTCGACGCCGAGCTCGGAACAGGCCTGACGGTCGGAGTCGGTCGGCTCGTACTTGGCCTCGATGAGCTGCAGCACGGTGCCGTCGGCGATGTCGCCGCCCATCACCGAGGTGATCGAGGCGTGCTCGCCCCGGTCCGCGACGTAGGCGAACCGTTCGCGGCCGAACATCAGGTCGCCGACCGGCACAATCTTGGTGGGCTCGAAGATGGTCATCGCGGTCGGGACGGTCACCGGGAACTTCTTGCGGCGCTTGCGGTTGCCGCGGCCGGGGCCGTCGAGCTGCGGGGGCTTGGGGGGCGGCGGGAGGCCCTGCACGCCGGCCGCCCGGACGGCGTCTTGGTACTCGCGGTCCATCTGCACGAGCTTGAAGTCGGTGATTGTCTCCGAGATCAGGTTGTCCTGGACCTGGAAGACCTTGTCCTCCCACCACAATCCGACGTACACCTGGGAGACCTTGAAGAGCTCGCGGGCCTGTTCCCTGAGACGGCTGTCCAGATCGACCAGCGCGGCCCACTGGTTCCACAGGTCCTGCTGGTCTTCGTCGTACAGCTCGAACCTCATTTTTTCGAACATCAGGCCCTCGGTGACGTCGCCCAGGGTCGACAGCACGTCGTCGTGTTCCACCGCCCAGTCGCAGCTGGCCATCTGTGCGTACAGGTGGTTTTCCTGACGCTAGCGGCGCCGGTTGAACAGGTCCAGCGTCGGGGCCTGGTACTGGCCGCTGAGCGACTGGGACCATCGCTCGACGACCGAGGCGATCTCCCGGTTGTTGCGGACCTCGTCCAGGACGTCGTCGGGTACGCCGGCTTCGTTGACGTAGTGCAGGGTCGGTGTCGTGCCGGAGACCACCGGGCCGTACCGCTGGTCGGTGAACGTTGCGTCGGCGGCCGGTTCGAACTGGTCGGCCATCACACCTGCCCTCCGCTGAGGCGGGGTCGATGCCGCCACGTCTCGCCAGACAGGCACTGGCGCATCGTCCGCTCGCTAACGCCACACTCGCGGGCCAGGCCCATGGCGCTCTGTCCCTGCCGCCAGCGGCACCTCGCGGACTCAACCAACTCCCAGGTCAGCTTGTGGTTTGGCTGCAACTCGCCGACAAGGGACCGTCCGGCGTCAACCATGTCCTGCATGTTGTCGGCCCTGGTGCCGGGCCTCAGGTGGCGCGGATTCACGCAGGCATGGTTGTGACACGAGTGCCGGACATCCAAGCCATCGGGTGGCCACTGGCCGCTCGCTAGGTAGTAACTGAAGCGATGAGCGAGTGTCTCGTCGGACACCCCCGCGGCGGAGGCGACCATGAACTTGCCGTAGCCCTCGGTTTTGCCAGCCGTCCAGAGCCAGCAGTCACTCGGCCCAGCCTTCTCGACCTTGGCCCAGAAACGTTCGAGGACGGGCTTTCGTCTGCGAGGCACTAGACCTGCCCTCCCGACAATTTGTAGTCCAGTTCGCGGATCGAGTGCAGCCGGCTGGCCGAGGCGTACTGGCGCTCGAGTTCCTCCAGCGCCGGCTCGATCTCGCGGGCGCGGACGTTGCGCCACTCGCGGCGCATGTCCTCGACGCGCTGGATCCGCACCCGCAGCTCCGACAGCCGGGCGGAGTGGCCGGAGCAGAGCCGGATGATCTCGTCGGGTTCCTTGGTGTAGAACTCGCGCATGTCGGCAAAGGCGTCGTCGATCTCGTGGCGGACGTCGTCGATGGAGGCGCCGATGGTCTGGTCGACGTCGGCGGTGTTGAACCGCGGACCCGCCACCGGGGCGCCCTGCGGGCCCGGGGTGCCCGGCTGGCTGGACAAACTGGTGACGAGCTGCGTCTTGGCCATGGTGGCGTTATCGGGTGCTTTTGCCCCCGAGTTGCAGCTATTTCGGTGCCGGTGAGCGTCCACTAGGGGCACGTGACCCTTGGTTAACACAACCCACCGTGGGTAGTGTCCGTCAGTGACCGCCACGAGAGACTGCTCACGACCTGGGGGCCGGAATGACTGACTGGGTGCTCACGCACCACGCCCGAGAACGGATGGCGGATCGAGGGATCGCGCCGGACCAGCTCGACGAATTGCTCGCCAGGCCGAAGGTCTCACTGCCCAATCCCGACCTGGACGCCGCACCGGGCACCCGCCTCTACGTCGGCGGCGGACTCGTCGCAGTCATCGACGAACCGGAACGTACGGTCATCACCGTCGGCGTGCACGGCGCCAGCAACGCCGACTGGGAATCCTTCCCGGCACCGCAGGCCGGGCCGCTGCCGGCCGAGCCGATCAGCACCGAGTTCCGCAAGCGCGGCCGCCGGGTCAAGGACAAGGGCCGCCCGGTCTGCCGCACCAACGTGCTGGACGGTGTCCATCCCGGCATCGCCGCCGGCGTCCGCGCGTACCTCGCCGCACACGGCCTGGACTTCCGGGCCGTGACCGTCCTGGGGCCGACGCAGGTCGAGATCACCCCACCGACCTGACCCCTCCCCCGAGCTGGTGACCGTCAGGCACCAGGCCCCCGGGCCGCCCGCAGGCGCATGCGGCCCGGGGGCATCACCAGCCAGGCTGCAGGAATGCGTCGAAGATCGGTTCGTCGTCCGGTCGCCGCAGCAGCTGCTCGATGTGTGACTGCTTGTATCCCAGGACCGCCATCCGGGCCGCGTCCAGGGCGTGGAACTTGCCCTGGTTGAACTTCTTCTTGCCGTACGGGTCGGTCGAGGACCGGTTCACCTGGTAGGTCTGGCCCTGGAACTCGCGGATCAGGTCGATGTCCCACGGCAGCAGCATCTGCCGCTGGTCGACCATCAGGCGCAGCATGTCAGAGCTGAACTCGAGTACGTTGGCGCGGACCTCGATCGGCTCGTCCGGGTCGTCCTCGTTCTCCTCGTAGGCGATCACGAGTTTCTCGGAGAAGTTGTAGCCGCGCATCGACTGGGAGAAGCCCGGGATCTTCGCCTCGACGATCTCCTGGTAGATCGGCAAACCCAACCCGGTGCGGTCCATCGCGATCGCCTGCGGCTTGTAGAAGTCCCAGACCGCTTCGAGGACCGCGCGCTGGTCCGGGGCGGAGATGCGCTGCAAATGGATGCGTGTCAGGAGTTTCAGCCGGAAGTCCCAGTCGTTGGCCTTCGCGGTTCCCTTGCGCTGGTTGTACTCCTCGCCGTAGATCAAGATCTCCGACGGATGGTTGGTCATGCCAACGTCCATGCCTGCCCAGGTCCGCTCGTAGGCTTTGTGGCCCAGCGGGAACTCCAGCAGCGTCTCGATCGGCATGGCGGTGTCGATCAGCTTCTCGTCGCTGATCCGGACGTGGCGGTACTCGGAGTTGTAGAAGGAGTCCTCGCGTTCGTCGACGCACTGCATCAGGCGGTGCAGCACGAACAGCGGGGACTGCGCGTCGCCGTGCAGGCCGAGGATGTTGCGCCGGTAGTCGGCCTGGTCCCGCGATCCGTACAGCTCGGCCTTGGCGTTGCGTTCCTCGGCCGACCAGTCCTGGCGGTGCATGCCGGTGATCCGGTGGACGGTCCAGCCGGACTCGGGTTGGGTCTGCTTGTAGTAGCGGTCGCGGACGCCGCGGGACACTCCGTGGGCGCGCCATGTCGCGTCCTTCTCCCCGAACTTGAGGGTCTCGCCGAGCTCCACCCAGCCGGCGTCCGGATAGTCGGCTGCCTCGTCCATCTCGAGCTTCTTGGGGTGCATCAGAGCACCTCGTCGTCGGACGGCAGGAATCGGGATCCCTTGTGCACGATGCCGTCGCCGACGTAGGAGAAGTCTTCGGCGACCACGAAGTCGAGGACCTCACGGCGTGCCGCCGGTGTGACCTTGCGGATCTTCCCCCACAGGAAGCCGTCCTCGATGATCGCGTTGCCGCGCGCAGGGTCGGTCAGTTGCACCCGGTAGGAGCGCTTGGGTGTCGATTTGAGGGGCACGCCGCCGATCTGGTCGACCTTGGGGTCCGCCCAGGAAAAGGATGTGCCGTAGCCGAGGCTCTGGGCGAGCAGCTTCAGGCCGAGGGCGAGCCGTTTGCTCGCCGTGCCGAACTCCCAGCGCTGGCGGGCCTGGCTCCCGTGGCCGTCGCCGGCGAGATAGCCATCCAGCAGGGCCTGGCGGAGTGGCTTCGGTGCCCCGAGCATCCAGCCAGGAAGTTGTTTGCCGTCGGACAGGCGTCCGAACTCGCGCTCCAGCCAGGTGCAGAACGCCGTATGGCTGATCACCGTGCAGTGCGCGTTGTCGTGGCGTCGGCGGGTTGCCCTGAAACCGAGCAGCCTTGCCAGGCCCTCAATTTCGAGGATTCCTTTCTCGTCGTCGGTGAAGGCGACATTGACCGGGCGGTCGCCGCGGAGGGCGAGGTTGCCGTCGGCCAGGTAGCGCCCGGTCAGGGTGAACAGCACTGGCAGGATCTCGACGGTCAGTGGCGTCTCGACGATGTTTCGTCGACGGAATCCCTGGTCGTCGGTCCATGGCTGGTCCATCGATGGTGTGGGCAGTTCGTCCAGGGTCAGGTCTGCGTCGGGGAACTCTGTAGGGCTTGCCCAGTACCAGCGTTCGGTGATCTCGGGGTCGTCGACCAGGATCCAGGTCGGCGCACTGAGGTTGCGCGTGCGCTGTGGATTGCTGTTGCGACGACCCCAGAAGCGGTGGTTGGCGGACACCAGCAGGCCACGGTGTCCGGCGCCGGAGACTTCCAGTGCGTCGGTCTCGTAGCGGTAGATGTGGTCGATGGG